TACAGGACAGACAGACAAACAGTTGTTAAACAATGCACTTGACTTTGTTCAGTTAAATCAGGGGGTACTCAAATGACATTACAGGAATATATGAACAACCTCGAAGATGACAAGATAGTTGCAATCGGTTCTAAATCTCAATACTTCTTTATTGGAACAAAAGAAGAGTTTGAAGAAGATATTGACAAGATTGACAAGATTCTTGCTGATGACAGGCAAAGATATTTGCAAGACGCATTAGTCACAATCGAGAACATTAAGAAACTTCAGTATGAAGAAGGAATGGGAACTTACGATTTTGCAGAGAAGTTGATTCATTCAGGACGAGCATTGAAGTCTGCGCTTACACGCAAAGAAAACTTAAAGAAGGCAATCAGAGATTACAAACCTATAAGAGATAGAGAAGTGATTGATGAGTATGAGTCTATTACCGAAAACGTGACAAGGGTAATTGTGCCAGGTTATGAACAGGGTACGTTTTGGTTTAGAGATGAATACAAAAACATGAGAGCGCAAGGAAAGTACAAAATACCGATTATGGGATCAGGAGCAGAACTATGAATGTAAAAGGAATAACTAAAGTAGAAACACAGAGCATTATTGATTTGGCACTTGAGTGTGAGCATTACAAGAGAGAGTGCGAAATGTACGCAAGTAAGTTAGCAGAAGTCCAGGCACTTATTGATGTAAGGGAAGATAAGGAGTTTGACAGCATTGAAGCGAATGACAGTTTTATTTCTTATCCGAACTTTGTCCTTGTCGAAGATTTATGCCCGATCTTGGGAATTGAATTTCGTGGTCGCAGAGATAGATGGACAAAGGCAGCGAAAGCCAAACATGAGATTTTGAAACGAAAGGCAGAAGAAGATGCACAAAGTGATAACGATTAGTTGTTTTGTAATGTTGTTTTTGTCGGTTGCCTGTATGGATAGTGTTCCGATACCGGCAGGGATTGTAGCAATCATTTCCGCTTTGGGAATGTTATATGAAGGGAATTACCATGTTTCAGACTTATGAAGAATACGAAGCAGACCTTGCAATGCAAGAAAAGCATAGACCACATTGCGAAAAGTGTGGCGAACCTATTTGGGGAGATGAATATTTCACAAGTGATGATTGTTGGGTGCTTTGTGAAGATTGCTTTGATGAATGGTTTGAGAAACTGAAAGGAGAGTACAAAAGAAATGTCGATTGATTATAACATTATCACTTTCTTGAACGCAGTTAAGTGTGTTTGTAAGGAAAGAAAAATGAACTTGTCCGACCTTGAAAACAAGGCAGGTTTAACAGTTGGTTATCTGTCAAGAGTATACGCAGGTAAGTCAAACCTGAAAATTACAAGCGTAATTGCTATTGCCAATACTCTTGAAATGTACATTGATGATTTATTTTTTTTCGACTTTGAAGCACACAGAAAAGCAGAATTGAAGTTGCAGATAGCAGAGAGAGAAGCAGAACTTGAAGCGTTGAAAGCAGAATTGGAGAGCAAATGAGCGTATTTAAAACATTAAATGACATTAACGTCAACGGACATACTGAGAAGAAGAACGGACTTACTTATCTTGCTTGGGCGTGGGCGTGGGGAGAAGTCAAGAAGGCGTTCCCTGAAGCATTTTATACCATTTATGAAAATGCTGACGGTTGGAATTATTTTACAGACGGTAGAACAGGTTGGGTAAAGACAGGCGTAACTATCGAAGGGATAGAACACATTGAATATCTTCCTATTATGGACTTTAAAAACAAGTCAATTCCATTGGAGAATATTACTTCCTTTGATGTAAATAAGGCAATACAGAGAAGTCTTACAAAAGCGTGTGCAAGACATGGACTTGGACTTTATATCTATGCCGGAGAAGATTTACCCGAAGAAGAAGCAAAGAATACACCCGAAGGAAAAGCCAAAGCAGAAGATATAAAGAAAACCGCAGAGATTGAAGCACTTACAATCGCACCTGTTAAGGCACAGGCACTTATAAAGAAGTGCGAAGCAGAAGGAGTTAGCGTTTCAAAACTTTGTGAACTCCACAAGATTAAAGGCGTAACCGAACTTACAGAAAAGCAGTACCGAAGCATTAACGATAATTGGGATAAGGTCAAGGATAAATGCAGCAATTAAAAGGTAAGTTTGTTAAACAGGCGTATAGCAATGGACAGTATATGGTTTGTTTCCTAACAGATAAAAGCATTGTTCCTGAATACGAAGGCAAAGAACTTGCGATTGATGTTAAGACTTACAGAAAAGACAGAAGTCTTGACGCAAATGCTTATTATTGGGTGCTTGTTGGGAAACTTGCCTATGCCTTAAACCAAACTCAACCTTGGGTGCATAACGACATGATCCGGAAGTACGGACAACCTGAAATGGTAGACGGAAAAGCAGTATACACAGTTATTCCCGATACCGAAGAAGCAGAAACAGTTATTGCAAACGAGTTGAAATTCCATTTAAGACCAACTTCACAAGTCAAGAACGGCAAAGACGGAAAAGATTACAGGACTTACATTTTAATGCGTGGTAGTTCTACCTACAATTCAAAAGAGTTTTCCGCTTTGCTGAATGGACTTATCGAAGAATGTAAAGCATTGAATATCCAAACGCTAACGCCTGATGAGTTAGCACAGTTAAAAGGTTATGAGAAACAAGAGTTTATTCACAGACAGAACTGAATATTGTTTTATCTGCAATAAACCTGCACATGGAGTCCATCATTTACTGTTTGGGAAAGACCGACAGAAAGCAGACGAAGATGGTGTTTACTTCCCGATTTGTGACGAGTGTCACATTATCAGTAAATACAGAATACATGATAACCCAACAGCCGAAGCACTTTCAAAAATGTTAGGCGAAACAATGTGGTTGTTATCACAGGTTGCAGATGAAGAGCAAAGAGATAGTTTAAAGATTAAGTTTATTCAAAGATACGGAAGGAGTTATCTATGAATCGAGTGATTTTGTGTGGACGATTAACCGCAGAACCAAAACCAAACGAAGCAAGAACACTTGCTAAATATACACTTGCCGTTGATAGAAGCGGAGATGGAACAGACTTCATAAATTGTGTTTGCTTCAATAAAACCGCAGAGTGGGCAATGAAGTATTTACACAAAGGCACAAAGATACTTGTTGAAGGCAGAATACAGACAGGCAGTTATAAGAACCAGGAAGGCAAAAACGTTTCCACTACTGATGTTGTTGTTGATAGACACGAATTTGTAGAAGGCAAAAACAATTCAATGCCTACAGGAGCAAGCGCAGCAGACATAGACGCATTTATGCCTATTCCTGAAGCAACTGAAGAGAGTTTACCTTTTGATTAAGGAGTTGCCTATGAAGAATATATCAAAAGTTAGTGACGTAGTAGAGAGAGTTTTAAAAGACTTGCCTTACGCAAGAGCAAATGATGCTTACCTGTATGTTGAAGTTTGCAAAACATATAACCCTGATGTTGCTTATATGGGTTTTGAATATGTTTTCAACAATCGAAAAGATTTGGGTATTCCTTGCTTTGAATCGGTGCGTAGAAGCCGTCAGAAACTACAGCATGATAACGAGTCGTTAAAACCTACACAGGAAGTCACAGAAGGGCGTTACGAAGCCTTTAAAGCGGTTATGGAGTATATCTAATGAACTACAGACAGATAAAAGCGATTGAGAACAAATACAAACAGGAACTTTTGAAAGTTAATGACGGTTTAAACGAACAATCAGGTATTTATTTTCTCACACGAACTGATGAAGAAGGTTTTAGATATGCGTATATCGGTCAGGCAAAGCACGTTCTGTCACGATTAGCGAACCATTTTACAGGTTATCAGCACATAGATTTGAGTTTAAAGAAACATGGTTTGCGAAGTGTCAAGAACCCTTGCGGTTGGAATGTTGGTTTCCTTAATTATCCTGAAGATATGCTTGACGCAATGGAACAGAAGTTTATCAAGCAGTATGCAGATGCCGGTTATCAATTACGTAACAAGACTTCAGGTAGTCAGGGTAAGGGCAAGACACAGATAGACGAATACCGACCAACAAAAGGTTATCGTGACGGAATAGATCAGGGAAAGAAAAACTGTAGTCGTGAGATTGCACACCTGTTTGACTTGCATTTGGTAGTCACAACAAAGAGCAATCCACCTACAGTTAATCAGAAGAAAGCACTTGATAAATTTAACGACTTCTTAAACTACTACAAAGGAACTGATGATGAGAGAAGATAACATTGAATTTGAACTTATGTATGACTTGACTTGTTGGCATTGCAAGAAGATTGACGAAGGTTGCAAAGGTAAGCCACATTCGGTCAGTAATTGCGTTAGTTTTGAAGAAAAAAAGGAGTATAGAAATGACAAGAGAAGAACTAATTAAAGGAATAAAGGTCGAGTGCTTTGATTGTATTTTAGACAAAAGAGATAACGGAATGTTGTGTACGCAGGATATTGAAGAAGTTGTTATGCACTTTATTTCGGTCTATGACACCACACAGGATATATGCGATAAGTTGGGGGCAGAATAATGAGTTATAGAAATATATCAATGTCGTTTTGGACAGACTCAAAGGTTGATGACGAATTTACGCCTGAAGATAAGTATTTCTTTCTGTATTTGATTACAAACCCACATACAAACATTTGCGGCTGCTATGAAATAAGCACAAAACAAATGGAACGTGAAACAGGATATAACAAGGACACTATAAGCAGATTGCTTGAACGATTGGAATCCTATCATAGAGTTATTTGTTTTCATGAAGTCAACAAGGAAGTTCTTATCAAAAATTGGGGCAAATATAATTGGTCTAAATCGGAGAAACTAATAAAAGCAGTTACGTCAAGTGCTAAATACATAAAGACAAACGAATTTCGTAACTACATTCTTAAACAGATAACAGATAACAGAATACAGAATACAGAAACAGATACAGTAACAGAAACAGATACAGTAACAGATACAGATACAGTAACAGAAACAGATACAGATACAGATGTATCTATAGAGTATGAATACCCTATAGATACCGTATCAAAAAAGAGAAGGTCGTTTAAGAAACCTACTATTGATGAAGTAAAGGACTATATCGTTGAAAAAAACTATTCTGTAAACCCTGATACCTTCTGGAACTTTTACGAAAGTAATGGGTGGAAAGTTGGTAAAAACCCTATGCAGAATTGGAAGGCTGCAGTTGCTCAATGGAACTCAAAAAGCAAAGATAACAATTCAAAGAAGTCAAGTGAATTAGAAGGGTGGTTAAATTCATGACACGTGAAGAAGTACAGAAAATCTTAATGGGAATACAGTTGGCGTTTCCAAACTACCATATAGAGAATAAGTCAATGACTATTGATATGTGGTTGCAGTTTATGAGCGACTTTAGTTATGAACAGGTATTTCTTGCATTAAAGAATTACATAATGACAGACACTTCGGGTTTTGCTCCGAGTATTGGAAAGTTGGTATCAATAATCAACAAGCCGAGTGAGCTGTCAGAACTTACAGAAGCGGAAGCGTGGGCGTTGGTTTCAAAAGCGATCAGGAATGGTGCTTATCATTCGGTAGAAGAGTTTGAGAAACTTCCTACAAACGTACAGAAGGCGGTTGGTAGTCCTAATCAGTTGTATATATGGGCAACCGACAATGACTATAACGATAGTGTTGTGATGAGTTTGTTTCAGAAAAATTACAGAAACTTATGTAATAGGCAGAAAGAAATAAGGCTTCTTCCACCTGAAATGAGATTGCAGATGAACGAAAGGTTGGCTATAGAGTGAAACATTTAGGAGATATAACAAAAGTTAACGGTGCAGAGATAGAACCTGTTAACGTAGTAACGTTTGGTAGTCCATGTCAGGACTTGAGCGTTGCCGGGCTTCGCAAAGGACTTGACGGAGAGCGAAGCGGTTTGTTTATGGAAGCCGTAAGAATCATTAAGGAGATGAGAGAAAATGAACATAATTTGGGGAGAACAGGTGTCGATATTCGACCTCGGTTTGCAATTTGGGAAAACGTGCCAGGAGCATTCAGTTCAAACAATGGAGAAGATTTCCGAGTTGTGTTGGAAGAACTTGCCCACATCATCGACAAAACAGTTACAGTTCCTAAACCTAAAGACAAATGGAAACCTTCAGGACTTATCATCGGAGATTCTTGGAGCATTGCGTGGAGAACCATGGACGCTCAATATTGGGGAGTTCCCCAACGAAGAAAGAGAATCGCACTTGTCTTGGATTGTGCAGGAGAATGCGCCGGAGAAATACTCTTTGAGTCCGAGAGCGTGTCAGGGAATATTGAATCGAGCATCGAAGCGTGGCAAGGCATTGCCAAACGTCCTACAGGAAGCGTTGGAGAATGTGGTAGCGAAAGCGAAGTGACTTTTATGGTAGACCTGACAAGTCTATAAACTGCGAACCACATTCCCTTGAAATGTACCACTGCCAAATTTTACAGGGGGGGGGTACAAACTTTATTGGCAAGAGATTACAAAGACCCACAAGTGATATTTACCAAAAAGTAGTGGGAACATTAACGGCAAAGATGGGAGAAGGGTATTGTGGACAAGACGCATATAACGATATGTTTATCATCTCAACCAACTAAAAAAGTGGGGGGGTGCTATACCATAGACGAGAAAATGGCAAGAGCATACGTCCACGAAGACTTGGCAAACACTTTGGCAGCCAGAGATTATAAGCAACCACAGACATTGGTAATTGTGGGTAATTACGATGGAAGATGTAAAAACTGAAATCTATTGCGTGACCAGGGTGGGGGCAAAAGTACAGTTTTAGTTTTAAAAGACTTATCCCCAAGTCCTATATACATTTGTAGTAGACCATAAGGAGAGATGATAAAAGGAATAATCAAAAACGAAACAACACCAAAAATTACAACCGATGATGTAATGTTTACCCTTTCAAGTAGTGATTCCCATAGGGGCGGTTCAATGGTGTTAGTGATAGGAAAAAACAATGCAGAATTTCAAAGCGAATGAGAGCGTGGGAAACGGAAAGGTGTTCACGATAGTTGGCGACCACGAAAACCGACCGACCTTTCAAACTAATTTAGTGTTAGGAGATTGTATGGAAGATATTGTAAGAAGGTTAACGCCTTTGGAATGTGAAAGACTTCAAGGTTATCCTGATAATTGGACGTTAATTGGAGAACCTAAAATGGTTGAAGTCAAAGATTACAACGTCAAGTACGATGAGAACTTTAATGTAATCGAAAAAGAGTTCATCGGAACACACGAAGAAGAAATCTATGTGTATAAAGATGATAAGGGAAAAGAAGTAAAGGTAACTGATTCGGTAAGATACAAAGCATTAGGCAACTCAATAGCCTTGCCACAATGGTGGTGGTTGATTTGTAAGATGGAGAAATATCTGCCCGATCAACCCAAACTTGGAAGCCTTTTTGACGGAATAGGCGGTTTCCCTTTAGTGTTTGAAACCAAATACGGAAAAGGTTCTGCCAGGTGGGCGAGTGAAATAGAACCATTTCCTATTGCAGTAACAAAGTACAGATTTCCGGAAGGAGAAGAAGAATGATTTTAAAAGTAGCATTAGATGATAAAGCATTGATGCCTACAAAGGCGCACGAAACAGATGCAGGTTACGATATTTATTCGCCTGTATGCAGAACGATAATTCCAAAGGGTTCTGTAATTATTGATACAGGCGTTCATGTAGACATTCCAAAAGGTTATGTAGGAATGTTGAAAAGTAAAAGTGGTTTGAATGTTAAGCATGGAATTATATCGGAAGGTGTAATTGACAGCGGATATTCAGGAAGTATTGTTGTCAAACTGAATAATCTTTCTGATGAGTTTTACACTATCGAGAAAAAAGACAAAATTACACAGTTGGTTGTAATTCCTATCGCAGAAACAGAACTTGTCCAGGTGGAAAGTTTTGCCGGTGGAGAAAGGGGCGACAACGGTTTTGGAAGTACAGGAAGATAAATGCGTAGATTGTATCAACAGGGTAGAGTTTTACTGCGTTGAACAAAACAAAGAAGTAAGTCCGTTGGGAACTTGCGAAAAGTTCAAAGATAGAACCTATGCTGATTATCTATGTGAGTTAATGTGTCAGGAAGTGGAAGATGATTGATGTAGAAGAGATTGAAGAAAGCATAAATAGAAGCATTGCCGAAGATAGCGCAATGAAGGTTAAAGAGTATTGCAAAAGACACAGGGTATGCGAAGGTTGTTGTTTTTACATTGGTATTTGTAAACTTTCGCAGCACCCTTGCGATTGGGACTTTAGGAAGGAGAACGAATGAGTTGTTATATGGGCGGTTCATTTCCCAAAGATATGACCCACGAAGATTGGGAGCAGATTGGGTATGACAAGGGATATAGAAAAGGTCGTGAAGATCAGGGAGAATTAAACGCTGATACAGTTAGAGAGATACACGAATTAGTTTATCAACAAGGCATTGAAAAGGGCAGAGCAGATACTATTGAAGAGTGTGCAGATTTGTTTGCTGATATATTAAGCAACATGAAGCAGATATGTGGAATAAATTGCCCAATTAAATGTAATTGGGGAACCGAAAAAAGTTGCAAAGATATTTGCAGAGAATGGTTTATTGAGCAAGTAAAGGAGCAGAAATGATGCCGTATTTTGCGATTGAAGAAGAAAGCATAGATGGGATTTGTTGGATTTGCATTAACAATCGGATGGATACCCGAATTTAAAGATTTTCAAATAGCCTTGACGATTGGTAAATATACGATTGCAATCGGGTTAGACTTTGATTTTTGAAATGAGTTTAACTTTAAGACCTTAAAAAGTGCAATTCATTTTATAAAAAGGCACAAAATATATCGTTTTTTAAATTGAGTTAAAGGAGCAGAACAAATGATTATACCAATTAAGGCACTTAAAATATGTGATTTGATAAAAAGAGAAGATGATTTGTTGGTATCGGTTGACGATATTAAGAGAATAGCAAAGAACGAAAGGGAAAAGGCTATTCAGAAAATATCCAATGAAATAGATAACCTCAATTCACAAGGTGGTGGAGTTGATGATTTGAAATTCTTTTTAGAACAGTTAAAGGAGCAGAGTTAATTGGAATAATCCAATTTAATCCAATTATCTTTTTGGTTAAGACGAGTAACGAATGAAATAGAATTTTTATTGGATAGGTGGATATATGACGAGTAAAGAAGAAATAAGATTGGCACTTGCAGATTTAAGAGTCGAAGCAAAACAACTGATGAACAATACAATGATTTTAATAAATGAATTAGACAATGTTGAAACCGAGGAAGATTATAAGAAATTTGATGAAATGGCAGATAGATTGACAAGTGGGTTTAAACACATTGAGATTTTTTAGAATTTTTAAGGAGAAAAATATGTTAATTGATGGATATGTAGCAGAACAAATAAAAAATGCAATGCTCAATTCAGAACAAGAACAAGTTAAGATTTACGATGCATATTACAACAAAGGTGTGACAGATGGATATAACAAAGCACTTGAAGATATGAGAAAGGGCATAAAAGAAATATTAGAAGATAATGCAATATATAACATTGATTGTATTGATACATTGGTAAATCAATTAACCAAATAAAATAAACATTTTAAACAAGGAGAACCAATGGAAGATTGTAACGGAACTTGTAATAACTGTGGTAACACGGATTGCGAATGGTATGATGATTTTCTTGATGATGAAGAAGGGAGAACAAATGAGAATTAGAAGTTGCACACATGGACTTGAGCCGAAAGTAACCGGCAACGGAAAGTATTTGTCACTAAATAGCGTGATTAGGCACGCATGGGAGAATTATTATTCCTGTTATCTTGATTACGAGCCTGGAAAGTTGGTAATAACTGCGGACAATGAAGAAGGCGATTATATGTTGTCAAAACAGAAAGCGTGTGTGAAGGTATGCGTTTACAAGTTAAGAGATTTAATCCCAAAAGGCGAACTTGATTGTACGCTTGAAGGCAATGTGTTGACGGTTACGTTTTAAGGCGTTTTAAGACATTTTAGTGCGCTTGTGGTATTATTTACCTTGAATGTATCGCAAGTGCCTTAAATGAGCCAACAGGGGGCAAGAATGACAAGAAGAGAAGTGTCTATGATGTTAGAATCATACCAAGTCAATCAAAGACGTATAAAGATGCTTGAAAAGGAAATAAAAAAGTGGCAAGACTTATCTATATCATTGGGAAATTCAATCGGATCAGGAATGCCGAGTAGTCATAATAGTGGCAATGCCAAGTACACAAAGGCAATCGAAATCCTATCGGATTTGGAAAAGGAATATCTTTTGGAAATTGGGCAGATTAGGAATAGCCTAAAGACTACCGAAAGGGTAATAATGTCAGTTGAAAGACCCAACAGAAGAGAAGTGTTAAGGTTACGATATATCCAAGGACTGCCGGTGCAGGAGATTGCAGCAGAATTGAGCGTAAGCGAAGGATATATTTACAAACTACAACGTAAAAGTTTGACAGAAATAGCAAATAAATCAAATGAATTACAAGAGTAGATGTAAAAAGTGCGAATGGGTTCAGATGTGTAATTGAGAAATTACAAAACCGAATGTAAAAACTGAAAGGAGAGCAAAATATGAAAGTAGAAATTACTTGGAATGATGTAAAAAGTGGAAACCCAACAACAAGTCGATGGGTGCTTGTGACATACGGAAGCGGTTCGGTAACAGAAGCGTACTACTTCAAAGACAAAAACGAGTATACAGGAAGAGATGATTTTGTCTTGGAAACCGTAAAGGCTTGGGCAGATATGCCGAAAGCATTTGAATAATTACATAAACGAATGTAAAAAAATAAAGGACCAGGTTAACCCTGATCCTTTTTCATTTTCTCTATTTTTTCCATTACGGCAGAAACTACAAAACCATTTAGGTTGCCATTGGCATATTGCCTAACCAAATCTTCGTCTTCTTTTTTGAACCTAATAAGAGTTTTCCAATAGTTCCGTTTTTCATATCTGTCCTTGGCTTGTAATTGTGCTTTCGATACCATTTTGCGCCCACCTTTCGGAAACATCATACCATTATTTTTCATCTGTCGCCACCATTTCTTTTAATCATAAAAGTTACAAATTCAAGTTGCTCACGCAAGTCCTTTATTTCGTCTTCGGTCAATACATCGTAGTTGTTTGTCAGAAACGCATTGATTGTTTTAAATATTCTTTCGTACATAATTTACATTCCTTTCTGTAATTAAAAGCCATAAAGATTGAGATTGGCTACGCTGTGCTTTTTACTGTTGCTTGTGTAAAAGTTACCATATGGAAGGTAGGTTGAGTTTGAAAACAGAAGACCTGACTTTTCTTCTATAAAGTTTCCGACAGTAACAAAATGACCATCACGATTGAGAATGACCATTTTAGAACCTATCAGTTCTTCGACCATCTGCAAGACGTAAGGACTATCCATATCTGCTTCGTTCCGCACCAGGTAAGGCAGATAATGTGCTACAAAAGTGGCGGTGTCCGAATATGTCCGTTCGCTAATATCGGAAGTCATATGGATAATTCCATTGTGTGCTACGCCTACATCACATCGGCAATCCAAAACTTTTGTGTCTTCGATATTTCTGCTTAATGGGAAAGGGTGGCACATTTCAGGATTTACACCGGCTTGTGTAGAAATTCTAAAATGGTAAATAACTACATCGTCTTCTGTAAATTCTTCAGTTCTAATGGCGGTCATAAAATCATCGAATGTCATAAACCCTTTATGGATTTCGACTTTGCCATTTCTTGCGAACATATAACCTGATCCGTGTGGGTTGTTGTCGAACATTGTGAGCAGTTCTGCTTTATTTGGTTGGCGTATGCCTTTATCTGAAATACATATAATACACATAATCAAATCTCCTTTACTACTAAATCTCCACGAATGGAATCGTTATTGTCGCCATATTTATCTAAAATTCTGTAAATGGTATCAATGTCTTCTGTCGTAAGTTTTGGCTCATAATATTCAAGGTCGCCATCATCGTGTAAAAGCATAAAGCCGGTTATTTTGCTCATTTTTACATTCCTTTCTGTAAAACTATCGTGTCATTGCCAGGTAGCACATATTAAACCCTATCCAAAAAATACAAATGATTGTTATAAAGTCCATCGTGTCCACCTACTTTCCCAAATTGAAATCAATTCGTTTGATGATGTCATCGTTATAATGAGTCAATGGTCTGTAAATGAATATCGTGAGTATCTTGTCGCCTTTTTCACATTCCACACGACGATACGAAATGTAATTGTAATAACTGTCTGTGTATGGGGCTTCTTCGATTCCGTCCTTTTCTTCGTTTAAAACAGTTCCAATGCCCCATGATGTAATGCATAAAGGGTTATGAATGTAATAGACAGATGACAAACGATCAGGACAGATGTTTGACAGAATTGTCAAGGTTGCGATTACTGTTAAAATGATTGTTTTGAGTGTGTGTGAGTGCATTGTTTTAATTCCTTTCTACTTCATAAAGTTTTCTGCGTAATCACGGCAGTTATACGGCTTTACAATGATGTTTTGACCATTTTTGGTCTTGCGTGTTTTGACTACTGTATACCACGGAATGCGGATATATCTGTGTTCTTCATGGCTATATATCTGCGTCCAAATTGTGTCGCCTTTTTTGTAATCGATTGAATTAAGTTTTGCCTTTTTACATATTGAACCGGGAATATTCTCTAAAATCATTTCTATGTCCTTTCTAATGATAGCGTCATATAGATGATAACGCTAACGTCATATAGTGCCAAGGTTAAATTTAAAATTCCTGTATGGGCGGTTTTTACACCGCCCGATGTAGATTATAAGTAGTGAACTGATATAACCGATTCACGAATGGTTTCTACTTCAGTTCTTGTAATAACAGAAGCGGAAAGGCAGTTATCCTTGATTCGGTCGAATACATACGAGTTGCAACCCTTGAATATTTTTGTGAGATGGTCGCAATCTTTCCAAGTAATTTCTTTTACCCTGTCGATTAAGAAGAAAAGCATTTCGCAAGTATTACGGAAACAAGCGTAATTCTTTTGACCACCTACAAGCCTGATCTCGATACGACCGACATTATAATGTGAGTAGTTCAAACAATTATTGTGGCTTGATGACATTGTTTCAAGGTTCATCGTTTTTGCACAACTGTAGTCCATCTGTCCACACCAAGTTGTCTGTCCGTTACGATGTAAAGCAACTTTGAAGAAATCGTAATGCTTGTTGATGATGTAATACAACTTTCTGATGGCTTCATCTTGTGCCTTTTTTGATGTTCCAAAAAGACCGAGTGAAAGGTTGGCGTGCATTCCACAACAACCATTATCTGCCGTGATGTCGAACATCTTGCACGCTTCCCAAAAACTTTTCCAATCTGCGTAATGGTTACGGATAAATTCTTTTGTCATAACCTGTGTTATGCATTCCGCCCCAGAATTACCACCTAATGTGCAATCATCTTGCATTTTGAAAAGTCCGTCCGGCAATTTGTTTAATACGCATTGTTTAAGCACATTGGCAAGAACATAATCTTCTGCAATGGCTACGCTATGCAATTCGATTTCAAAACCGATTCCTTTTAATGGTTTGCCATCGGCACGAGTCCAATTTGAGTCAAGTTTGATATATCTGTCGCTTGTGTAATATCTGTTATCTGTAAAGCCTAAAAATGCATATTGTTTCGGGGTTGTTACAAGACCAACCGCCCTGATGATATGATTGAATTTCTGCCTGATCCTGTCTTGCGTTTGATACGCCAATGTTTGCTTTTCTCATTTCCTTTTTTCCTTTCGTGTGTGTAAAAGTTCGGTTTAACCGCCCACTGAAAAGGCTTGGATATTAATAGTTTCTGTATCCGCTCACATATGCGGTATCTGTTTTGGGGTTGTAGTAACAAGTCCAATTCCAACCATAAACACCGCTATTGTATCCAATTTCTTTGAGTTCAAACTTTGAAAGCCCATCGTCCTGGTAGCAACAATAACCTTTCTTTACTTCTTTACAAGTTGATAAAAATGAATTGAGTTCTTTTCTTGTCATAATTTTGATTCCTTTCTGTTTGTGTGTTTCCTTTCGGTGACTCTAATATAACGCTAACGTTATACGGCGTCAAGCATAAATTTTAAAAAAATTACATTTATTTCTGTAAAAGTCTGAAAAAGTCCTAAAAAGTATAGGTTTTATGCGGTAAAATAGTATTATGAAAAAATTACATTTTGACTTGTAAAAGATGGAAAAGCGAACGGCTGCAATCCGTCTTTTTTACTTTTAAGGGTGTAAATTATGGATAATAAACCAATAGTATTCACGGAAGATACAGAACTAATTCAAGGGAATAAATACATAATAGAAGATATTGGAATTGCATTTACTTACGACCCAAACGGAAACAATGAAAAGCCGTTTGAATTATGTACTAATAAATATAGATTGAATCATATACCAACTAAAACAGACAAAAGAATAAACGGACTTGTTAACCTTTCCAATATGACAGAAGAAGAAAGAAAAGCTATAGCGTCAAAAGGTGGTAAGACATCAAAAGAGAATCAAGCTAAAAGAAAATCCTTTAGAGATAGCCTGGATATGATTCTTTCTATAAAAGCAAGTAAGGAAGAAATAGAAAGCCTACCAAAAGAAGTAAGACAATATTTTGACAATATCGGTTATATACCAACCAAAGAAGACTTAATCAATATAAGAGCGGTTGAGCTTTCTATAGTAGGAAGTGACAAACATATGATATTTGCACGTGATACAGTAGGCGAAAAGCCGACAGACAAGCAAGAAGTAACCGCAGAAGTCTACACGCCTGAAGCGCTTTCTTTATTGGAAAAGATTTCTAACAGGTTAAACAATCAGTAATTCATTGTAACTATTGCACAAAAAATAGACTTGGTTAGTACGAAAAAATACGGTGTTATATAAAATGGTATTGTGCAATGTATACAAAAACAGGTATATTTTACGGTTTAACAGGCATTTAATGTATCGGCAAAATACCTATTTAACCGATAGTTAATAGATAAATATATATAGCAAGTACTAATTATAGGACAGGCAACAGGGCAGCAGGCGACCGGATCAGGATTGTACGCCAGGAACGGACAGAAAGAGAAAGAAAGAACCAAAGAAAGAGAAAGAGTATATATATTTCTATACTTTATTTCTATTTCTATATTCTTTCTTTTTTTATTTCTTCTATTACTGTATATATATTCTTTCCTGATCTGTAGAGCATACCACCCCACCCCATGCGCCCCAAAGAGCCGGGCGAAGAATAGGTACTATATGCCCATCACAAAATTTTTATAAAAAATAACTTTTTCAGACAATCATTGTTCTCCTTTGATACAGGGGGAAGGTTTTTTGATGCGCCCTCCACGCTTACGGTTTTTTCCTTCCCCCAATTCTAAAAATGGTAAAGATAGAAAGGTTTTGAATGACTTTACAAGAAGCAAGAAACCTTGAAAAAGAATATTGCAGAAACGACATTATTTACTTTATCGAAAACTATTGTCACATAGAAGATAAAGACGCTGATGAACTTATCCAACCTTTTAAACTATGGGATATGCAGAAACAAGCGGTTCATTCTGTTATGGCGAATAAATTGAATATCATATTGAAGGCAAGGCAGTTAGGCTTTTCGTGGTTAGTAATGAGTATTGCTGCTTGGTTGCTTTCTTTGAACACAGGACGAACAGTAATTGCTTTGTCACGTTCCGAAAGCGAAGCACAGGAACTTGTAAGGCGTTTAGGCGTAATACTTGATAATATGCCAGAGTTCGTTATGGAAGCAAAGAACGCACCGCAAGGATATAGTGGAGCGACTTATTCCAAAACGTCAATGTCAATCAAGATAGACTATAAAGACGCACCTGCAAGTGTGTTTAATGCTTTTCCGAGTTCGCCTAATGCTGCACGTTCATTTACTGCGGATATGATTATATTTGACGAATGGGCGTTTCAGCAGTTTGCGGAAGAGATTTGGAAGTCAGGTTTCCCTACCATAAACAGACCATTTGGCGGTAAGGTAATCGGACTTTCTTCTATTGAGCGTGGTTCTTTGTTTGAGAGTTTGTTTACCGACCCTGATAACAACTTCAACAAAGTATTCATTCCTTGGTACGCAGACCCACGAAGAGATAGTAAGTGGTATGAAGAAACCAAAAAAGCGTTGGGAGATGCTATTACTCAAGAGTACCCTGCAACGATAGAAGAAGCGTTGACAGTTCCGGGTGGAAGTTTCTTCCCCGAAGTAAGCAAGAGTACACACGAAACAAACGACTTGCTTATGGGTAACGTAAGAAGATATGTAGCACTTGACTACGGACTTGATATGTTGTCGGTTCATTGGATAATGGTTGACGCACATAAGAACGCTTTAGTTTACCGAGAGTATGACGCACCGAATAAGACAATCGGAGAAGCAAGTGAGATTATTCTTGACTTATCTTCTGATGAACAGATAGAAGCGTTTCTTGCACCGCCCGATCTATGGAATAGGTCACAGGAAAGTGGAAAGAGTAGAGCAATACTTTTTCAAGAACATGGACTTAACCTTATTAAGAGTTCAAATGACTTTGCTGCCGGTTGTGCAGGAATGAAAGAGTGGTTGAAAGTCAATGCAGACGGAAAACCCAAATTACAGTTTTTAGAAAATAGCGCACCTAATTTGATTAGATGCCTTATGAAGATACAAAGAGATAAACGTAGACCTAACGTATATGCAAAAGACCCACACGACCTTACGCATGACCCGGATAGTCTACGTTATTTTTGTAGTTGGTGGACATTATCTGCTAACCCTTTAATCCAGGGAAAGAAAAAGAAATGGTCTGCTGATATGTTAGAAGATTACAGAAACGCAAGTAAAACTGACAGGGAGTATTTGATTAAGAAATATGGCGAACCCTATTAAAAGGAGCATAAGGAAAATCGTGAGTAAAGTTCCTACCGAAGAAAACAAGAAACTCAAAGAGTGGAAAAGCAAATTTGATAGAGCGAAGAGTGCTTATGAACCCGAACTAAAAAGAATGGAGCGTGACCAATCTTATTATGACGGAGATAGAAGCGTTATGGGAAACCCTAACAGTTCAAGACCGTCAAATAAAGTCGCTACCAACGTAAGAAACATTGTTTATGAGTTGGTAGAAACACAGGTTGATAGTTCTATTCCTTATCCTAAAGTAACCGCAATACACCCTGAAGATGAAGAATTAGCAAAGGTTATTGAAGCGTTACTGATAAATGAGATTAAAAGACTTAAATTTCCTATTCTTAATGACGTTCAGGAGCGTAATACACCTGTTCTTGGTGGAGATTTCTTCCAGGTTGAATGGGATAAAGACGCAGGTTTTCATTGTACTGTCGGAGATTTAAGCGTTTCAGAGCGCAATCCTAAACTGATTATCCCACAGGCAGGTGTAACTAACATTGATGAAATGGACTATATCTTTGTTAGAACTACACAGACCAAAGAATACGTGAAGAAAAAGTACGGAGTAGACGTTTCTGACGCAAAAGAAGAAGATTTTAGCATTAGAAATGGCGAAAATGACGGACTTGTTGAAGATTTAGTAACCGTAAACGTTGCGTATTACAAGAATAGCAAGGGAATAGGCTGTTTTGTATGGTGTGACGATATAGTTTTGCTTGATATAGAAGATTATCAGGCAAGAAGAACCGAGAAATGCAAGAAATGTGGACACGTTAGAGCAAATGACGAAAAAGAATGTCCTGTTTGCGGTTCTAAAAAGTGGGAAAACACTCCTGATGAATACGAAGAAATGGCAGATACAATGACACTTCGTTCGGGAGAGATTATTGACCCAATGATGGAAGTCGAAAATATGGTGCTTGACCCTGAAGGCAACCCTATGTTGGACGATATGACAGGTATGCCGTTCACTTCCATTGAATATGAAAAGAAAAAGATACCTTACTACAAACCTAACTGTTTACCGATTGTGCGTAGAGTGAATGTTTCAAGAGATGGTTACTTCCTTGGATATTCTGACGCAGAAGTTATTCGTGACCAACAGGATAGAGTTAAGAAATATGGTTCAAAGATAGACGAGAAACTACTTAAAGGTGGTTCATTCGTTTCATTACCTGAAGGTGTAGGCGTTGAAACAAACGGAGAAGAGTTAAATATCATTCGTTTGCAGAACCCGGCACAGAAACAGTTGATTGACGTATTCAACATTCAGGCAGATATAGGAAACGACCTTACCGTTATGTCACAGAACTATGAATGGGCAAGGTCAACCCTTGGCGTTACAGACGCTTTCCAGGGTAAATATGATGCTTCTGCACGATCAGGAACTGCAAAACAGTTCTCAATCAATCAGGCTGCAGGTCGTTTGGAAAGTAAACGTGTATTGAAGAACGAGTTTTATTCTACACTTTACAAAATGATGTTCCAATTCCTTTTAGCATATTCCGACCAAAAGATACCTGTTACTGCAGAAGGACAGGACGGAAATACCAATTATATACATTTTGACCGTTACGATTTCCTTAAAGTAGACCCTGCCGGAGAGTTCTATTGGAATGACGAGTTCTTATTTGAAACCGACCCTACTTCTTCAATGATGGCAAACAGAGAAGCAATGTGGGACGCAAATGATATGAAGTTGCAGAGTGGTGCATTTGGACAGTTAGGCGACCTTGATACGGCACTTCTTTATTGGAAGTTACAGGAGAAGTCAAATTATCCCAATGCAGGTATTATTCGTGCAAGTATCGAAGAGAAGATACAGAAGCAAGAAATGGAAATGCAACAGGCACAACAAATGCAGATGATGGCACAAGGGGGAATGGGAAATGGTATGCCCGGTATGTAAATGTGAGTTATACATAGAAAGTTCAAGGTATGTTATCAAAGACGATAAGTTATATATGGTTCAAGATTTCATTTGCCGTAATGCAAAATGTACTAATAAAGACAAGGTGGTTCAAACTGATAGTGATGAATTACCTGTTGAGAGAGCGTGACGTGTCCAATAAGGCACGTCATTTTCATTTGTGGAATAAACTACCACACAAACGTTATCAATGCCTTAAAAGGCTTTAGATAAAATACGCAGAGAGAGCGAGAAAATTCAAACAGAAAGGACATTTATGAGCGAAGAATTTACAAGTGTTGATGTAGAAAGCACCGACACAGGCGTAGAAGCACAGGAAGTCGCCGAACCTGCTGAAAGTTCGTTAGCCGAAACCGAAGTCGAAACTACTGAAGAAGTAGAACAGGAGAGTGCGAAGCCTGATTTCGACCGAAATGCAATCGCAGCAGCAGCAAGGCGAGAAGCAGAGTCAAAGTTGCGTGAGAGAGATGCAGAAATCAAAAGACGTTTTGGTCATTTGCAGAACCCGATCACAAAGAAAAATATCGAAACCGAGAAAGATTACTTTGACGCATTAGACGCACAGGAAACGTTACGAAGAGAAGAAGAGTTAAGAAGTAAAGGTATTGACCCTTCTATTATTGATGATGCTATTAAGAACAACCCTGTAGTAAGACAGGCACAGATGGTTCTTGAGCATAATCAACAGCAGTTACTACAGAATGACATTGCAGAGCAGATTAAACGCATTAACGCATTAGACCCTTCAATTAAAACATTTGAAGATTTGGCTAATAGCGACAATCAGGAAACTTTGCTCGATTTGGTTAAACAGGGTTACTCATTGGAACACGCATATAAAGTTGCAAACTTTGATACGCTTATGGGTAAAAAAAGTGCTGCTGCCGAACAGAAGGCAATCAATCAGGCTAAAGGAAAAAGCCACTTAACTCCCACCACAAGCGGAGCGAATATTGATGACGGAATGGAAGATATTCCTGACGGACAGTTGTCCAAATGGAGAGCGTTCTTCCCGGACGCAACCGACAAAGAGTTGCGTGAGAAATACAATCGCTCCAAGAGAAAATAGGAGTAAATTAAAATGGCAGTTATTGTTTCTAAATCAAGTGGACTTAATGATGACCTTTGGAACGAGTGGTCAGACCAGTTAATCGCAGTTATCCAGGACACAGACACAGAGAAGAGTGATGCTGATGATTTCGTAAATAGCGTATTCAACGTTAAGAAGTCAAACAAGTTCGGAGAGAAAGCTTCAAGTCTTACCGAGTTCGCTAACTTTGAAGTTGTACCCGAAGGACAGAACGCAGTTCAGGACGACCTTCAGGAAGGCTTCTCAAAACTTATCGAGCATAAGGCATTTATGAAGTCCTTCATTCTTACTGCTGAAATGGCAGAAGATTCACAGGTTGATATGATGAAGGCAAAGGCAGCAAACTTTGTAAAGGCTTACAAACGTTCAAGAGCGCAGTACGCTTCAGACGCACTTACCGCACAGGCAGCAACATTCAACTATGGTACTGCAACCGCAGGTCAGGGTCTTGACGCTACAGGTGCAGATAACAAAGCACTCTTTGCTATCGACCACCCTTCAATCAAGGGTTCACTTACACAGTCCAACGTATTCACAAATGCGTTTGGTTCTGACGCTACAATGCTTAACAGACTTGCTAACATTGGTAGAAACTTTAAGAACTCTTCAGAGATTACAATGGGATATACATTCGATACAATCATTATCCCTTCAAACTGTTATGCTCTTGAAGATACAATTAAGAAGATTATCAAGACAGACCTTATGGTTGGTTCAAATCTTAATGATGTCAACACACAGAAAGGTTTGTGGAAACTTATCGTAGACCCCTTCTGGCAGGTATCAGGTTCAGAACAGCCTTACATTCTTATGTCAAGTGCTGCTAACAAGGAACTCATTGCTAATCAGTTCTATGATAGAATCCCTCTTACCGTTAAGGATGACGTTGACATTCAGACACACAACTATGTATGGTCAGGACGTGCAAGATTTTCAGCAGGTTTCTCTGCTTGGCAGCACGTTATCCTTGGTGGTGCTTCAACAGGTACTACACTTCAGTAAATTTAAAAAGAATGGGGGAAGGCTTCGTGCCTTCCCTTGTTTTTGTTAGGAGAGAGTATGAAACCAGGAGATATTTTCACAGACGGAAACAGAACCCTTAAAGTCATTGACCTTGACGGAGAAGGCAGACCTGTTTCGACAGTTATTAGCGAAGGCGAAGTAAAGGCAGAAGTTGAAGAAGTAACTGAAATGCCTATGCCTAAAAGACGTTCAAGAAAAGTGAGTGAATAATTCGCTCAAGGAGTTTTCATTATGATGACTTGGAAACAGATTAAACTTGCGACATTGCAGAAAATGTTCGCAGCAGAAGGGGAAGAAATTCCTACTGATGAAAGCGTAAAAGAATATATATACGCCATGCCTTATGCTTGTAACGAAGCATTACAGTTACTTGCAACGGCAGGTAAATTCATAATCAAGTCTTTATCTATAGCACATTTCCCTGTACCTAACTTAATAAATGAGAGTACCGCTTTGTCTATTCATACGATTTATGACACCTATGAAATCAAGGCAGACAAAGTACGTTCTTGTACTATGGACATAATGGGAACAGGCAAAATGGAAATCTACGTGGGAGATACATTGGTTGCTGATGAAACAATCAATAACCCTGTAGGTTTTGTTGAGTATAAGTCAAACATAGAAAATACAGACGATACTGTAAGAATTGTTTTCACAACAGATACTCAAATGGCGGTTAAGTCTATTGGACTTTATGCGTGTTCATTCCCTTCAACAAGGGAAATTCCGCCTTTTAAGGAATATATACGTTACGTCCTTAAAGACTATGCTTCCGATTATTATCAGTTGGATAACAACCAAATTTATTACGAAGGCGATCAGGGAAGTCAGTACATACAGACTTCTGATTACTTCCAGGAAGGAAACAAAGTATTAGTTCTTCCGAGAAAAGAAAATGGCAACTACACGATTTATTACAAGGCGTATGCAGAGCAGATTACTTCGGGAACTGAAGATGACTATGTATTGCCTATTGATGAAGAAGTAGTTCCGTTAATTCCTTTGTATATGGCAAGTCAGTTATACAAAGATGATGATAATGCTATTGCAACTACATACAGAAACGAGTTTGAAGTAGCGTTTGAACGATTGACACAGAAAACTAACACTCCTGTTTTGGAGCATTTTAAAAGTGATAGTGGGTGGATTTAATGGCAACACAGTTTAATGTACCGAGAAGTCCGGCAAAATCAATATTCCAAATGAACCATTTTCAGGGGTGCGACTTTACTAATTCGGCTGCAAACGTAGACGATTACAAAAGTCCTAACTGCGTCAACATGATTCGTGACGTTCCCGGAAAGATTCGTAAGTGTATGGGATATAAAACGCAGATTAAATACCCATTTAAAATAAATGGAGCGTTTAATCTTCGAGATGCTAATGAGCAGTTAATTCATTCAGGACCGGGAATATATTACGGTAATGTTCTGCTATACGGAAATGGTCACAATGATGGAATGGTAAACGACTCCCGATCAAGAGCGTGGCAGTTTGATGACAAGTTATACATTCAAGATGGAAAAGAACTGCTTGTATATTCATACGAAAAAATAAGTGACGCAGAGAAACAATACACTCATGGACAACACGAAGTTAAAACAGAAGGCTCATTACTTAAAACTGAAGTAAACATTAAGGCGGACACAAATATACACTTTTTATTCCCTGCTCCTGTTTCCCAAATGACAATAAAGTTTGGAACAACAACAATAGATGTTGACCTTACTGAACGCACAGGAGAAGCGGTAACAGAATATGTGTGGTATAACACTTATGGAGCAAATCAGTTTGAGTTTACATTCTTTGCTGAATACCACCCGGAAACCATACAGACAAACACAGGTAGTTTTTCTAAAGAATTAAGTATGGGCGGTTATGTGGAACTTGACCTTCCTACGAATGTCAAGGCGGTAAAAAGTTGTTATGTGCAGTACGAAAGACCTGACTCGACTATTGCAAGGGAAAGCATAAAAGCACCTTACAGATGGGATAATACCATTGGGAAAAACAACTATACGTTTTCGTATGAATATGATGTGCGTAAAACCACAAGAGATTATTTTTTCAAGGTATACCAAACCAAAACCGAAGTCGAAACTCTTGCGCCAAACGAAGAAATTTCAATAAAACTCGCTGATTATCCCGAACTGAAATATTTTTATAGAGCATACAATAGTGGAACATTTGTGCAATCAGGAGCTGAGAAATATAAGAATACTTCTTCACAGGTGGTTTATCGAAACTTCTTTGGAATATTTGCGAATTATGGCACGTTTGGAGCGTCAATTACTTTAAATGCGGAAGAAATTGCCACTCTTGGAAACGCAATGATGCTTGTTGCTCCATGGGGTACAGGTAGTGGAAATAATGTAGTCAATTACTCTATGACAACTAATGGAGTAACAAAGACGGAAAGCACCCTAATACCAACAGGAGATTATCCGTTCCGCAGTATAGAAATACCTAATGGCACAACGAAAATTGTAATAAATAAACCGAGTGCATATTACTTTATAGGCGTAACAAAAAGCATTGCTTACAAAAGTACAGTTGACGTAATCATTGAAAGCGATTACAACCCCACAATAACCGCTACTGTAGTTAACAGAGATGGTATTGAAGGAACATTAAAGTACATAGTAAATGGAAATTATTACCTAACAGCAGATGGCGAATATTTTGTGAACGCCACAAATGGGGAATACTTGGACGAAGAAGGTTATAAACGAACCATTAAAAAGGTAAGAGATAACGCTTACATTCCGACAGTAACAATCGCAAAAGTTCCGAGTGGTGGCGGTACGCCTTACGAAGATTTGAACCTGTTACAGCCGTATTTCATTGAAACGTTCTATGGTAGCACTTCTGAAGGAACTACTTCAAAGACGTTTCAGTTATCTTTTAAAGGACTTACTGATGCTTCTAAAACAAAAGCATGGGTAATGAACTCAAGCGGAACATTTGTTGAAAAGAAATACGGAACAGATTTTAGCGTTAATGCTTCTACGGGCGTTGTAACATTCACTTCCGAACCGGGTAAGACACCTGACGGACAAACGCCTAATGTCAAGATACAGGCATACAGAGAAGTAAGCGGATATGCAAGCCGAATAAATAAATGTACGTTTTCTACATTGTTCGGTGTAAATGGTAACGCAGACAGAATGTTTGTGAGTGGAAACCCTGATTATCCTAACTACGATTGGCACTCACAGGAACGTGACCCTACCTACTTCCCCGATACAGGATATTCAGTTCTTGGTTCATCTTCAAGTGCAATAGTAGGCTATTCAATTATCAATAACTACTTGGCAGCACACAAAGACGATAGAGAACGAGATATGAACATAATCTTGCGTGAAGGTAACTTGCAAGATAGTGACCCTGTATTCCCTGTTGTTGCTACGTTACAAGGCGCAGGTGCGGTTGCTACATGGTCGTTTGCTTACCTTGCGACAGAACCTATCTTCCTTACCAAACGTGGCGTGTATGCAGTTACGGCACAGGATATAACAGGAGAGAAATACGCACAGAACCGTTCTTATTATATAGACGGAAAACTGTTGGAAGAGCCGAACTTGGATAAGGCTTACGCTTGTATTTATAACGACTTCTATATCCTTGCGTTGAATGGTAAGTTGTATATCCTTGACGGACTACAACCGATACAGACAGACAAGTCAATGCCGTATTCGACAAGACAGTATGCTTGTTTCTATCGAGAGAATGTACCGGCAAGTTGTATATGGACATTCAATGATGAACTGTATTTTGGAACGGCAGACGGAAAGGTTTGTAAGTTCTATAAAGATAAAGATGATTTATATTCCTACAATGATGATGGAGAACCCATTTGTTGTACTTGGGAAACGCCCGATCTTGACGGAAAATATTTCTTCAAAAACAAAACGTTTCGATACATTGCGATACGTTTGGATAGTGCAATAGCAACTTCAATAAACATATACAC